GTCGCCCTACTCGTCCAGCCAACCGCACTCGTCGTCTGCGCCGCGGCAGTCTGCATCGCTGTTCTTGCAGTTCAGCTACGCCGCGCATTCGCAAGTAAGAGAGACCCCGATGCCACGTAAGTCCCCTCGCAACGCCAGCAAGGTCCGCAAGGTCATGCACGAATACAAGGAGGGCGAACTGCACTCCGGCTCGAAGCGTGGCCCCCGAGTCACCAACCGCAAGCAGGCCATCGCCATCGCCATGTCTGAGGCTGGCCTCTCCAAGCGCAAGAAGGGCAAGTGAAGCGTCCGAAGAAGTGGCCCAAGGAGTCTCAGCGCCGCCTGCTCGCGCAGGGGGGCGTCCGCTCGTTCCGCTTCTTCGTCAAGTACGTCCTTGGTATCCCGCAGTTCGTCCGTGGCAATCCGATGGGCAAGTGGTGGGATGAGGGAGTACACGGCCCCTGGTGCGACTGGCTCCAGCGCCAAGTCGAAGAGTGGGAGAAGGAGCAGGAACGCCGCTTCATCATGATCGACGCCCACCGCGGCGCTGCCAAGAGCATGCTCTGTACCAAGGCCCTCCCGCTCTGGCTCCTTCTCCGCGACCCCAACCGAGCCTGCGTGATCTCCTCCGCAGTGACCAAGTTCTCCATCGAGTTCGGCGAGTACATCCGCAAGGTCCTTGCCGACCAGGATGGCTTCGCCATCTTCGCGTGGCTCTACGGCAACTGGGAGTCCGACACCTGGACGATGGACCGCTTCACCGTGAGCCCTCGTCGGGTCAACCGCACCGAAGGCTCCGTCGAGATTACCGCTGTCGAGACTGGCATCACGGGCAAGCACCCCGAGGTCATGATCCTCGATGATCCCGTCACCAAGGAGAAGATCGTTGAAGAGGGAAACTGGATCTCGAAGGCGAAGAAGCACATGGACTCCGTGTACCCAGCGCTTCTCAACCACTCGCTCTTCGTCTACGTGGGCACGCCGTACACTGATGGCGATCCTCTCACTTCTGCTATTCGCCGGGACGGGGTGTGCGAAGTCGAGGGTATGCCCCTCCCCACAGACTATGCCCGGTACCTTCGGAAGTCGGGCCTCTGGCACATGTACCACCTTCCAGGCCGCAAGGAAGACGGCACCCCCACCCTCCCGAACGCTTGGCCCGAGAAGGACCTGTCCCGCTACCAGGACACCAATCCCTCAGACTACGCTGCGCAGATCATGCTCTGCCCAGGCTCGGGTGACCTACAGCCGCTGACCTACACGCAGATCGAGGAGTGCCTCATCAACTCCGCCGAGGTGCCGCCCAACACCATAATCTCGATCCACATGGACACGGCCTTCAAGAACCCGAAGCGGACTGGCACCGGCGACTTCTCGACCATCATCGTCGCGGCTCACCACCGAGCCCTCGCCGACGTCTACTACATCGCCGAGCACGGTTCAAACTCTTGGCGAGACGATGACTTCATCTCTCGGCTCATAGAGGTGGTCCGCCACCTCTATGAGCGTAAGAAGATCATCTTCTGCATGACAGACGAAGCTGAGATCGGCGGAAAGACGGGCCTCTGGCGGGACCGACTCCGCTCCGCCTTCCGCGATGCGAGCCTCCGCATGCCCCACTTCGAGGAGCTGCGACGAGGCCGCGGCGAGAACAACACCGCGCGCATCAGCTCCGTGGCTGGCTACTGGATGGACGGCCACGTCAAGCTGGTCCGCGGGCGCTGCCCGAACCTCATCGACCAGATGGCGCGCATCGGCCTCTCCGAGCACGACGACTACGCCTCCGCTGCCGCCGACGCCTTCCATCCCAACGTGTACCGCATCTTCAACCCACAGGGCACCCGCGAGGCTCCCGTCGAGCGGCGCCCCTTCGAGGAGATTCTCAGTGGCACATCTATTCGGGCCTCCTACGACCACTGGCACCGCCGACCCAAAGCAGCCTTTGGACCCCGCAGCCCTATCCGCTGAGGATCGCCTGATCCTCGACAACCTCAAGTCCGTAGTCCTCAGCAAGAGCTACTCAGGCTATCGCGTCTCCAATCGCAAGCCGCAGGGCTTCTGCACGCGCGTCGAAGACCGCCTCTCTCAGATCTACGGCGGCGCGTACGTCACCCTCACCACCTCCTGCACCACCGGCCTCGAACTCGCCCTGCGAGCCCTCGGTGTCGGCCCGTGCGATCGTGTCATCGTCCCCGCCTACACGATGGCGGGCACCGCCTCCGCCGTCCTTGCCTGTGGGGCCGAGCCCGTCTTCGCCGACGTGGACCCACTCACCGGCCTCATCACCCCCGAAACCATCGCCGAAGTCCTCATGGACTGGGAGTTCGCCCTCCAGCCCGCCGCCATCATCGCCGTCTCCGTGCACGGGGGCGTGCCTGCGGTGGCTGCGATGAAGCGCTCCTTCCCGCACATCCCCGTCGTCGAGGACTGTGCGCAAGCCTTCTGCACCCGCAACCACGTCACAGGCTACTGGGCGGGCCTCCAGGGCGATATCGGCGTCCTCTCCTTCAAGCAGGGCAAGGTCCTCTCCTGCGGCGAGGGTGGCGCCCTCATCACCAAGGACGAGAGCCCTCACATCCGCATCCAGGGCCTGCGCAACCACGGCGACGTGACCTCTGCCGATCAGTGGGGCGGCAACCACCACATGACCGAGCTACAGGCCGCCGTCCTGGACGCCCGCCTCACCTACATCCTGGAGAAGTTGCACTCCACCTATCAGGCCAGCCGAGCCCTCGCCAGGCTCGTCTCCAGCACCACCTTCGTCCCGATGGAGGTCAACGGCGCGCCCTTCATCTTCTGGGGGCTCCTGCATCCCAAGGGCAGCATGCCGCCCGGCTTCACCCGTAGCTACCACACCCCACTCTGCTGCGTCCCTTGGTACAAGAAGAACCTCAAGCCCGGCTGTTTCGTCGCCGCGCACACCTTCAACACCAACATGGTCTGGGCACCTCCGCCCGCAACCCAGGCTGACGTGGAGCGCATGAACCTCTCCATCCGTACTGTCCAGGTGAACCCATGAAGCGCGTCTTCCTCGACATCGAAACCCGAGCCCTCGCTGCTGACGTAGGTGGCTGGGACGCCCTCCTCCGCGGTGAGGGGGGTATGTCCATCGCCGTCACCATCGAGGAGCCCGGCAACATCACCCGCGTGTGGGACGACCACACCATCGAGGCCCTGGCCGCCTACCTGGAGGCCGCCGATGAGGTGGTCACCTGGAATGGCTTCCGCTTCGACATCCGTGTGATCGAGTCCCTTCTCGGCCGAACCCTCCTCCTCCAGGACCACCGCGACCTCAAGATGGAGTTCGGTGAGCCCCTGAGCCTGGAGAAGGCGGGGCAACGCTACGTGGGCCGGGGCAAGACCGGCCACGGTGAAGACGCCCCCGCCCTCGCCTCTGAGGGCCGCTGGGGCGAGCTAGTCCAATACTGCATCGACGACGTAGAACTGACCCGAGACGTATACCATGCCACTACACAAGAGGGTAGTGAATGTGGTATAATGGGAGAGGAGCCAACAAGTGAGTAAGAAGAAGCCTGTCATCATCAACCTCGGCTGCAACCGCCATGCCTCGCCCGCGTTCATCAACGTGGACATGTTCCGCTTCCCCGGCGTGGACGTGGTGGCCGACCTCCGCGAGAAGTGGCCGTTCCCCGACAACTACGCCGACCGCATCATCGCCGTCGACCTCGCCGAGCACCTGCCCGACCGCATCCACTTCATGAACGAGTGCTGGCGCGTGCTCAAGCCGGGTGGCATCGCTGAGCTGGTGATCCCCTCCACGGATGGGCGGGGCGCCGACCAGGACCCCACGCACGTCTCGTTCTGGAATCTCAACTCCTTCTTCTACTACGCCGTCTTCAACAACGGCGGTGTCTGGCAGAGCCATCCCTGGCGCTCCCTCTATGCCCCCCACCTGATCAAGGCGGCCTTCTCGTTCATGCCGCCCGAGGGCGAAGTCGCGCAGACCGAGGCCGACAACATGGGCATCGTCTACCTGCAGGCCAAGGGGAAGGCGATCAAGGACCCCATCTTCAGTCCAGAAGGACTCCCCGAGGCGTCAACCGCCCCACTGCCCGACGACCTGAATGGCTGAAACCTACACCTATCCCTCGCTGGCCTCCTTCCGCAACCACGACGAGGCAGTACGCACGCTCGTCCTGGATCGCTTCGAGACGTCGAAGAAGCACCAGGAGCCGTACTTCGCCAAGTGTAAGCACTGGTACGACCTCTACCGTGGTTGGTACCGCGACCCCCAGGCGCCCGAGTACCGGAACAACATCTTCATCCCCATGACCTTCTCCACGGTCTGGTCGGATGTTGCCCGCAAGGCATCCGCGACCCTCGGCGCCCACCCGCCTGTCGCCTTCGTTGGCTACGGTGAGGAGGACTACGCCATCGCCCGGCAGCAGGAGCTGCTCGTCGCTGCGCAGATGCAGGACTCGCGCTCCTACCTGAAGGGCGTCGATGCCTTCCTCTCCGGCGATCTCTACGGCACTGCCATCGTCCAAGTGGGCTGGCGCTACCAGGAAGAGATCATGCCGGAGCGCAGTCAGGTCGCCACGCCCATTACCGGCCAACTGGTCGAGCAGATCCGCGGGCGCAAGGTGATCAAGTTCGACGGTCCTGACTGGGAAGTCCTCGACCGCCTTGACTTCTTCCCGCAGCCGCGAGTCCCCCGCATCTGGGACATGCGCTGGAAGATCCGGCGCTACTACCTGGAGTTGGACGACATCCGCGCCTTCGCCAAGCTGGGCTTCTTCAACAAGAGTGCCGCGCGCGAGGTCGAGCTGACGGGCCTCGTCGCTGACATCGAGGCTGACTACAAGGATCGGGCGGGCTACCTGCGGAACGAGATGTTCGTGCAGGAGCGCTACGCGAAGCCCGTCGAGATCATCGAGATGTGGGGGCTGGTCCCTGACGATCTGGTCGGTTCCGATGGCGTGGCTCGCCGAGTGATCAGCATCGCCAACAGGAAGGTAATCCTGCGGGACCGCCCCACTCCTTACGACTTCGGCGAGGACCCCTTCCTTGCCTACACTCCCGTCGTCGATCCCCATCACTTCGATGGCCCCTCGAAGACGGAACTAGGAGAGCACCTCAATGCGGTGGCGAACCGCCTCGTCTCGAACCGCCTGGATGTCCTCGATAACGTCGTCTCTCCGGCGTACGCTTACGACTCTGATATGCTCGGCGTTGATCCTGATCAACTGTACGTGCGCCCCAATCGTTGGATCCCGATTGAGGGGCTTTCGAACGGGACGCTTCAGCCTCTCGTACCCGATCTTCGCGGCTTCCAGCTCTCCCACACCGAAGTGGAGTATGCGTGGCGTTGGCTCCAAAACGCTACTGGAATCCATGAGGATGCGGTCATGGGTGCGTCGGGGCCAGATCGTGAGACTGCTCGCGGCTTCCTTGGGCGCCAAGCGGCCGTCAATACCCGGCTCCTCCTCGAAACCGTAATCTGCGAGCAGCAGCTCATCGAGCCGCTCGCCAACTGGTACCGTGCCCTCAACCGCCAGTTCCTCCCCATCCCCCTCAAGCGACACATCCTTGGCTCGAACGCCATCACCGACGCCCTGACCGGCCTCCCGGTGCCCGAGGAGATCGCCGTCTCGGACTACGCCCTCAACAAGGACTACAACGCCCGAGCCCGCGGTTCCTCACAGATGCTTCCCAAGGAGGTGCGGCAGCAGAACCTCATGGCCCTGCTGCAGACCGTTGCCTCTACGCCGCTGGCGCAGGTGCTCAACTGGATCACCTTCGGGCGCCAAGCCTTCGAGCTGTTCGACTTCCCGAACGTGGACGAGCTGTTCCTGGCCGTCCCCCCGCTCCAGCAACTCGCCTTGAACATGGCCTCGGCAGGCATGGCGGCGCGCACACCGACCACGCCCCCGGCGCCAGGCACTGCGCCAATCCCGAACCTCCCTGGTGGAGCCGGAGGCGCGAGCCCGCTTCAGAACACGATGGAGGACACTGTTGGAAGAGAAGGAAGCCCAGGTCAAGCTTAGGCAGGCGATCCTCGCCTCTGGCTGGTGGCAGCCCTACACCGAGCTACTTGAGCGTCGGGAGGGGCAACTCATGGAACGACTGCGCGTGGGCTCGCGCGATCCCAGGATAGAGGAGCGGCAGCGTGGCGCCATAGCGGCCCTACGCTGGGCACGTACCTTCATGCTGGGTGAACTTCGCCAGTTGACATCCGACAACGACCGTGCTACACTATAGTGTAGTCTTGTGGAGAACCCACAGTAAACAGGGAGGTTTCAATGCCGAACGAATCGGCCCCCGCTCAGGACAGCCAGCGGCTTGCTGGCAGGTACGAATCCGTAGAGGCCCTTGAAAAGGGCTACAACGAGTCCGCGGCAGAAGCGCAGCGGCTCAAGGCGCGCCTCGACGCCATCGAGTCCGAGAACCGGGCTCTCAAGCTGGCCGGTCGAAGTGCTCCCGAGTCCGACACGGACGCCGCCACCCTCGAAGAGAGTGGCATCGACGTAGCTGCGCTTGAGCGATTCCTGACCAAGCGTTCGCGCCTTGCGGCGCGTGAGGAGTCTCAGGAAGCGCTCCGGCCCATCATCTCAGCCGCTCAGGCCCAGGTAGCCATACCTACTGAGCTGCAACCTGCGGCCAACAAGCTGCTCACGGAGAACCAGGAGATTGCGGAAACGTACCAGATCCTACTCGACCGGAACCCGACCAGGGCTGCTGGCTTCCTCGTTCAGGCCGTCCGTATGCACGATGCAGAGGCGGGCATGAAGGAGGAGGACAAGGCCGTCAAGGAGGACCGGGAGCGCAGGCGTGCAGACGCCGCCCTTCCGACCTCGCGTGGCGGAGCTGGCGGGCGAGGCGAGGATGACAGCGCCGAGACTGCAGAACGGGATGCGGCGAAGCGCAAGGTTCTCATCGAGCGTGGTATCGCGGCTGGTGGTATCAATAAGGCTATCGCCAGCGAGTTCCTCAAGGGGCGTGTGAAAGTCATTGAGCGCCTTGACGAGCCTCCGCGTACCATCTAGGGGTTACTGTGGGTACTGGAACCTACACCTTCGGTGGTGTTCCTGGTAGCAAGGGCAACCGGGAAGACCTCCTCGACTTCATCACTAACATCTCGCCGCGGGAGACTCCCCTCCTGTCGAGCATCGAGACTACAGAGGCGAACGACGTCACCCATGAGTGGCTGACGGACTCGCTTCCGGCGACCTCGACCGCTGGCGCTGGGGAAGGCTTCGAGTTCGCGTCGGCGGCTCTGACCGCTCGCACGCGAGTCAAGAACTGGACGCAGATCTTCCAGCTCCCCGTCAAGGTGTCGAACTCGCAGCGCGCGGCCAATGTGGCGGGCGTGGACGACGAGTACAAGTATCAGATCATGAAGAACGCTGCGGCCCTCATCCGCAACGTTGAGCGGCGAATCTTCTCGCCCTCCGGCTCCCACAAGTCGGCAACTGCCGAAGGTGGCGCCCGCCTCATGAAGACCCTCTCCGACCTCATCAGCAAGCGGTCGAGCCTCCGTGGTTCGGCGCTGAATGGTGTGGGTTCGGCCACTGCCTCCTCGACGGTTATCACGGAGAAGCGCTTCAACAACGCCCTCCAGCGCGCCTTCGAGAACGGTGGGAAGCCGGATGTCTTCCACTGCAACGCTGCGGCTGCGCGGCAGGTCATGGCCTTCACGGGTTATGGCAACGCTCGGCGCAACATCGCGGCGGCGGATCGTCGGCTGGTGGCCGCGGTCGAGGTGTACGAGAGCCAGTTCGGGATCGTCGAGGTGATCCTGAATCGCTGGATCCGCATGCCCTCGAACCACACGGCGGCCATCTCGACGGGCACCTACGGTCAGGTCTACTGGCTGGAGCGCTCGCAGATCCGTCTGGCGGTCTACCGCCCCTTCGATCACGTTCCTCTCGCTCCGAATGGCGACGCCACCCGCGGCTACGTCATGGGCGAGGTCACGCTTGAGATCGGTGATCCCAGCTCCTGCTACCGTGCGTGGGGCGTCAAGAACATCGTTCTCAGCTAGTAGGGAGAGAGAATGGCTCGCCTACCTACCAAGAAGGCTGGCCTTCACGGTGAGACGCGGACCAATCGGGACCTCATTCGAGATGAGCGTGTCGATCGTCCGCGTCGGACTCCCGCCGACATGATGGAGAACTTCCGCAATCCCAGTCTCAACTGGGAGGCGGAGGTTCCCACCCGTGTTCGGTTCTCCTCGAAGGCGGCTGGACGCATCACGTCGCGCGGTGGTGTCCGCGCGGAAGGGAAGAAGTAACATGGCTCAGGGTCCGATGAAGACCAAGACGGCTGAGAGCCTGCCCACTCCTTGCCCGGTGAAGATTGCACCGGATGGCAAGAAGGACAGTACGGTCACCCGCAAGGGTACCTCGCTGGGGCCGGGCAAGACTCGCGGCTAGCAAAGAGTGGTACGGGCGCCTCACGGGGCGCCCGTATCAACGCCTACCGGAGACACAATGGCACGTAAGAGTCCTGGACTGGCTGCGAACATCCGCACCGTTGTCAAGTCTGGCATCCGCAACAAGAAGGTGGCGAAGGACATCGCCGAGAAACGTTACTCTGGTGGTATGGGTCCTCTGATGATGGACGAGGACACCGAGGCCGGGACCACCCGCACCACCCACGCCAAGGGGGCCTACACCCCCGTTAAGAAGACGGTGGCGAAGGGCAAGAAGGTCAGCGGGAAGTTCTACCCCAACAAGTAGGTTTCACATGTTCTACAGGAGCTTCAACATCGGGGGCAAGTCTACTGTCCTCGACGACGTAACGGACGCGGCTGAGCTAACTCGTCGCGTCCCTTCGTTTGTAGAGTTCTTCGATGCGCTAGAGACTGAGCGTGACATCGCCTGGGAGAATCGTCAGGTGATCAACGCGCGCGAGCGTGTAGGCATGACTGCCGAGGGCACCATGATGCGGGTGGCGGTTATCCCCATGAACGTCCGCGCAATCATCCTTGCCATCGAACCCAACTTCTATAAGGACAAGTCGATCTTCTGGAGATGGCTCCGCCGCCACAAGGAGTATCAGGTCGGCTGGGTCAAGAACCTCAAGTAACAGGAGACAGAACAAGGATGTTCTCCGTCTACGGCACGCTCGGTCGCGTGCGAAACGCCTGCACGCATTACCGGATCTACACCCCGCTGATGGGCCTCAAGATCGTTGGGGCCGCTGCTCCCATTATCGAGGAACTGCAGGAAGTCCGCGACGAACAGATGTTCGGCGCCAACTTCCACCTCTACTACCTCCGTGGCTCGCGCGGGCTCCTTCGGCAGATCCACGCCTTCAACCGCGATCGCCAGAGCCACGACCTCAACAGGCGGCGGCACGCTCCCCACGTGATCTACGACGCCGACGACCACGTTGAGCGCATTTCGATCTGGAATCCCCGCTACGTCAGCCTGGGTACCCACACCCCTGACGGCCACAAGATGGAGCGGGGCGACCGCATCCTCACCCAGTACGACAACGAGCCCGAGCCCATCGAGCTGTGGAAGGACGGCGACCGCTACATGGGCGGTGACGTCTTCGACGTGATGGCGAACCGCTCCAAGATGAACATCCTCAAGCTGACCGCCCGCGCCTGCTCTGGCGTGACCTGCTCGACGGAGTATCTCTCGGAGGTCTATCGCAGCTACGGCTGCAAGAACGTCTTCACCTTCCCCAACTCTCTCCTCGATGAGGACTACCCTGACATCCACCCACGCCGCCCGAAGAACGTCACGATCCTCTGGCAGGGCGGGCACGCGCACTACGAAGACTGGCTGACCATCATCGACCCCCTTCGCTCTGCACTGGAGAAGCGCCCCAACGCACGCTTCCTCATGTGGGGGCCACTCTTCCCAGCAGTGCGCCGGGCGGTTCCAGAGGCGCAGTTCGAGCACCTCTCCTGGATGCCCTACGAGAAGTACACCCTCCGGCTGGCGACCCTGGGGCATCACATCAACCTGTGCCCCATCGTTGACGACCCCTTCAACAACGCCAAGTCCTCGATCAAGTGGATGGAGTCCTCGGCCATCACCCACCCGGCCGCGACCCTCGCAGCCAACGTCGGTCCCTATGGCCGAGACATCAAGCACGGCGAGACGGGTCTGCTCTACAACAGCGAGGAGGAGTTCGAGCAGTACCTCCTCGACCTCATTGACGATGCAGCACTCCGCCACCGCCTTGCCTACCGCGCCCACCAGTACGTGTGGGACAACTTCCATGTGGTCCACACTGCGCCCAAGTTGGCGGAGTGGTACCGCCAGATCCTCTTCCGGAGCATGGTATGAGATCCATCAAGGTAGTAGAGCTGGACCCCTCCGACGCGAGCCTGGATAGCCTCGTCGCCAAGAGCCACCAGACCTCTCTGTACGTCACCCGTGACTGGAGGCTCGCGCAGCCGTCCAAGCTGATCCTCGGCGCCATGTCTGAGGACCAGTTGGTCGCCGCCGCCTTCGTCGAAGAAAGCCTCACCGCGATCCCCTTCGTGGGGTATCGGGGCATCCTCCAGACCAAGCGCGAGCAGGTCGAGGCAGTCACCGCTCTCCTGCAGGTTGCGTTGAAGGTGAAGCCTGCGTGCCTGTGGAACGCCCCCGCTCTGGTGGATGTGCGCCCGGCCTACTGGATGTTCCCACAGGCGCTCTGGCGCACGGATATTCGATACACCCTCTTCCTGGATGGGCGATGTCGCCCATTCCGCGAACTCGAAGCGGTCGAGGTGGAGGACGGCGAGGGCTCAGAGTGCCACATCCCGTGGGCGACGCAGGAGATTGCGGACACCTTCGAGCGGTTGCGCATTCTTCCAAGCACCTTGACTTTCCATAGTGGACCTGCTACACTTATAGTTGGTGTTGATTCCCAGGACCGAGGTTACGTGATCGCGGGGTGGGGTCCAGGACTGGACGCGCTGACATGGAGTGTCGCCCCCCGCTTCGCATCCCTCGACCTGGGTGGGGCAAACTCCCCAACGATGGCGAGCAAGAAACGCAATCTTGGGGCGCACCTCAGGACCTCCTACAAGCTGTTCAATGTCTAAGGATTTCAGAATCACCCCAGCCGACCACGCCGTCTGCGCGGGCTGCAAGCATGACTTCCAGCAGCATGACGACTGCCGGAAGTGCGCCTTCGATGCGGCCTCTCGCCATTACCAGTATCAGTGGTGGCGCGGAGCGCCGCATCTCATGTTCATGGGCGTGAACATCGGTGAGGCCCTTGCCCAAGACGCTCGCCACTACGTCGGCGCTGCCCTCCGCACCAAGGAAGATCTCGATGCCTCCCGAGAAGAGGCCTAACCTCCTCATCGGTCTTCGCCTCGACTGCGCAGAGTTGATGCTTGAACTCTCCAAGCACTTCAACCTGATCCCCTTCCCCGACAAGGCCCGAGAGACAGTTCAGTCCTTCCACATCCCAGCCACACCTGTCATGGGGGTGGATCTTGCACAGTTCATCGCTGACTCGCGCGAAAGCGTAGCGGCGGCTGTCGCTGTCACGCACATCCTCATCGACGAGTACAAGCCCGTGGGCTGCGTGCTCTGGAACACCGTTCAGTCGCAGCGCCGGGCTGTCGCCCTCACCTGCCGCCTCCGTGGGGTGCCCGTCTTCGAGATCAACCACTGGGCGATCTCAACCTATCTCATCGGCCACTTCGAGGCCGAGCCCACAGCAGACTTCATCTACGCCTCGCCCGAGTATCAGACCTTCCTGGAGAAGAGCAGCGAGAACATCTACACCAGGGAAGTCCTCCCGATGGGGCGGCCCCAGTACGACCGCTGGGCGCTCCAGGATCGGTTCGCCGCACGTGAGGCCCTTGGTCTGGAAGTAGAAGGACCGTACGTTCTGGTCACGTCTACCTGGACGCACTACTTGACCCAGTGGTCCTCGAATGACTGGGCTTTCGATCATCAGCTTGACACGATGCACGTCCTGAAGACCCTTCAGGACCAGTTTCCTCAGCTCAAGGTCCTATGGAGCACACGCTTCACAGGCACCGCCGCCACCATCACTGGACGCCTCAACACCGCTGGCATCGCCGCCCACGTTACGGACGACACTCCGCTGGTGGATCTCATCAACGCCGCCGATATCGTGGTCACGCAGAAGTCCGGTGTGATCGCTGACTCGCTGGTGATGGGCAAGCCAGTGATCTGTGTGGACTACCACCCCCAGGCTGACTGGTGGGCGTGGCGCCCCTTCGGAGCACTGCACGCTCACAACAAGAACCAGCTCGCTCGTTACCTCATCATGCTCATGAAGAAGCCCCGAGCCCGCGAGATCGTCGCAGCGGGGATGGCGCGCGCCCGCGCGTGGTACGGATACGTAGAGGGTGGCTGCTCAGCAGCCATCGCGGAGGACATCAAAAAGCGATGCGCAAACTTCTCCTCACTGGAGGCACAGGAACCCTCGGCTTGGCGTACCTCCAACACGGCGACTGGCAAGAACGGATCATCATCCTCTCGCGGGACGAGCAGAAGCACCAAGCACTCAGGGAACTCGACCTCCCGAACGTCCGACTGATCCTCGGAGACATCCGCGACCGGCACAAGCTTCGCATGGCCCTGCGCGGCGTGCACACTGTGATCCACGCTGCCGCGCTCAAGATCATCCCCAACGGTGGCTACAACCCCGATGAGGTGGTCCAGACCAACATCATAGGGACGCTCAATGTCATACAGGAAAGTATTCTGGCTGGGGTTCAAAGAGTCTTGGTCGTGTCCACTGACAAAGGCGTCGCACCTACAACTCTGTACGGGGCGACGAAACTTTGCGCTGAGCACTTTGCCATGCAGCTCAATGACTGGAGCGAAGGGACGGCTGTTTCTGCTGTCCGTTATGGGAACGTTGTGGATTCTCGGGGGTCCTTCACTCTCCGCCTTGCTGCGTGGCAACCCGGTGATCCGCCCCTTCCTATCACTGACCCGCTATGCACCCGCTTCTGGATCACCCAGCGACAGGCCGTAGCGCTCATCGACCTCGCCCTCACCAAGATGCAGGGTGGCGAGATCTTCGTTCCCAAGCTTCCAAGCAAGCGACTCATCGACATGATCCCCGAAGGAGCACGGTATGAAATACAAGGACTCCGCAACACGGAGAAGCGGCACGAAGTCCTCATCGGAGAGCACGAACTCCCCCACACCGACGAGTACCCCTCCCACTTCGTCGTCCGATACCCGCCCTACCGAGGTGTCAACACCCTCACCGGACCATACTGTTCTGGCACGGACGCGCCGGGCGGAAATCTGTCGGCAGTGGCGTTTGAGGAACTTGACGAGGACACGGGAGAAAGCGCGTCGGAGTAACGTTCGAGCACGATACGGTATCTCCTATGAAGAGTACCTCGCGCATGTGAATAAGAAGGAGTGCGGACTATGCGGCGCCACAGAAAAGAAACTCGTCCTCGATCACTGCCACAGCACCCGGCGACTGCGGGGCGGAATCTGCACGCGGTGCAACCTGTGCCTGGGGTGGCTGGAGAGCCGCCTACACAAGGTACTGAGGTGGGTGGACCCAACGTACTCGTATGCGTCACCGCGCGCCACAGCTCGGTACGCCTCCCCGGCAAGTATCGCAAACCGATCAACCCTCAAGGGACTTCCCTACTGGAGCATGTCTACGCTCGTTGCCGAGAATCAGGCTTCAAGACCGTCGTAATCACGCCTGACACCCAGGTGACGAAGTGGTGTCGCCGGAAGAAGATCCCCTTCTCCCACTTCCGCCCGGCCACCCGCTCCGTCCTTCTGGAGCTGGTCATGGCGGCCATCCGCTACCACGCCTCCGTCGTGATCCTAGTCACAGGCGACTCGCTCGCCACCGACGCGGAGGATATCAAGAAGTGCGCGGCTCAGGTCATTGAGCACCAGAAGCCCTTCGGCGTCTTCGAGGTGAAGGGCGGCGAGGTTCGCGGCTGCACCGTGCAGAACCTCATCTACCTCGCCGACTACCTACAGGCGTGCCACGAACACGGGCTCGCAGCGTTCTTCCCGAACGACGCTGCCCCGCCCACGCCCAACCTCTCCATCGACACTGAGGCCGACCGCCTTGCCGCCGTCAGGATGTTCCGGCGCGTCCCCCTGACCGCTACTGTCAGGGAGATGATCAACGCCCGAGCTAGCGAGGAGCCTGTATGCCTTCCCGTTTCAAGCGACTCGATGGAGTCCCCAGTCACAAGCGACACACCCAGCTCTACTGCCACAACCTCCACGCCCCCAAGTACCCCCTCTTCGTAGCGGAGATCGGGTCCAATCACACGGGCTCGCTAGAGCGGGCGATTCAGCTCATCGAGGAGGCGAAGGGCGCAGGCGCACACGCAGTCAAGTTCCAGCTCTTCAAGTGGGTTGACATCGCGCGAAAGGCCGCAGAGCAGAACCCTGCCTTCGAGCTGGACCCCGAGTGGATTCCCACGCTGCAGACGCACGCGCACCAGCGCGACATGGCCTTCCTGTGCACGCCCTTCGCGCCCTGGGCGATCCCCGTGCTTGCGCCCTACGTGGACGCCTGGAAGATCGGCAGCTTCGAGGCCCTCTACACCGAGCTGGTCTTCGCCCTCCCCGCTGACCAGAAGCCCCTCATCCTCTCGACGGGCATGACGTGGGACCGCTCGCTCTCCCGCCTCATGCAGTTCCTCCGCTCGCCAGGACTGATCCTAACCCACTGCATCTCCAAGTACCCAACTCCCTACAAGGAGGCGGGGTTGATGCGGGTCGCGGCCTTCAAGCGTCGCGGCTTCCGCACTGGATACAGCTCCCACACTCCCGGCTGGATGGACGTGGTAGTCGCCGCCACGATGGGCGTGTGCCTCGTTGAGAAGCACATCCGCCTTGACGACCAGCCCGACTCGCCCGACAACGGCTCCTGGGCACTCCGCCCGAGCCAGTTCAAGCAGATGATCGAGGATACCCATGACGCCATCGACGCTCGACGCTCTCGGTTCAATCGCGCGCCTGTACCTGCGGGACGGCGGATATTTGGTGCTTAGGAAGGCTCGCCCTGGAGACTGCCAAGCTATCTTCAGCATCAACAACGACGCTGACGAGCACGCGGCATACTTCCATCTGCCGCCGCGCCACATCGGCATCTTGGACCACATTCTCTGGTTCCGGAAGCGGGTGGAGAAGCCCTGTTTCCTCGTCCTCGCTGACCGGCGAGACTCGGCGGTAGCGTACCTCCGCCTGGACGAGAAGCCCGAGGGGAAGCGCCTCTCCATCGCCATCGCCCGTGAGTACCAGGACCAGGGCATCGGCTCGACCCTCCTGCGCATCGTCAACCGCCGCACCAGGGACATCGGTGCCTGGGTGTGGAAGGAGAACAAGCCCTCGCTCAAGGCGTTCCGGCGCGCAGGCTGGGACGAGGAGAAGCGGAAGACGGGAAGCTTGTTTCATAGCACGGGGTATGGTATAATCTAAGGGAGAAGCCACGCCAGGGAAGGCGCATGCCGAACATCTCTCCCGGTGGAGCCTACCTCCCCACCACGGTCACCTACGCCCAGGCCAAGGCGCGGGTGGCCCGTTCTATTCAGGGCTCCAGCCAAGCAAACGCCCTCTCCGAGGCTGGCGAGTGCATCGGTGATGCCGTCCGGTGGTGGAACCACCGTGACTGGAAGCTGCTCATGGACGAGGCGGCCAGCATCACCGTCAGCGCCAACGTCTCCGACTACGATCTCCCGACCGACTTCAAGCACGCCTACACCGTCCGCTTGGCTCAGGCACCGCTCTTCTTCCTGAGCCAGCGTGACTGGGATCGGTACGTCTACGACCAGACGGGCACCAGCGGGTCTACCCACTACACCACAGCGCGAGTAGGCGCCGAGAACAAGATCCGGCTTGTGCCCACCCCTTCTGCAGAGGACACGCTCTCGATCAACTACTACAAGGCGCTGACCATCCCGTCGCAGGATGACGCGGAACTCGGCTGGCCCGACATGTGGGTCGAGCCCATCCTCTCCTACGCGCGCTCGCTACTCTGTGCTGAGCGTGGCATGACTGCGAAGTCGCAGTTCTACATGGCGCAGGCCCTCGCAGGCTATCGCCGCTGCCGAGCCCAGGACCTCGTTCAGCCTGACCAGGAGATCACTCAACAGCCCGCCCCCAACGGCGCCTATCCTCCGGGCACCTCTTGGTACTACGTCCGCGAGCACTACGGATTCTAACACATGGCACGCGCAGGCAAGCTCCGCCTCTTCGAGGTCACGGTCAACAAGCCCTACTCTGGCTCCGACACCCGCTTGGTGCCGGGCGCCAGCCTCTCCGTTGCCATCCATCGGCAGGGGGCAACCGCGGCTGAAACCAAGACCATCCTCACCACGGACACCACCCTCGCTGTGCGCGACACTGGTGCCCTTCGCATCGGCGAGACGATCCAGCTCTCCACCACCGCTGCCTCCACGATGCAAGTGGTGAGCATCGACTCGCGCATCCAGGTGACGATCAAGTCCACCACGGGCTCCAGTATCGCGGTCAGCTCAGGCGACCGACTCGTCCCCACCACGAAGCCTACCATCTACAGTGACGCCACCGGCGCTGCCAGCACTACGAATGCCCTGACCACCAACACCCAGGGATACGCCTCCTGCTACGTCTACGAGCAGGCGGTGGACTACATCGTCTCCGGCACTGGGTACACCACCCTCCTGATCCGAGACTTTCGCACCGGCGCCATCGACAGCGTGTTCAACGTCCTTGACTACGGCGCTGTGGGCGATGGCACCACTGACGACGAGGCTGCCCTCAACCGCCTCTTCGATCAGGTGGCCCTATTGGCTTCGGACGAGGGCCTCTCCACGGTCTACTTCCCCCGTGGCAACTACTACATCAAGAGCCCCCTAGTCCCTGATGGCGAGAACGTCACGGGCGCAGTCGTGGGCCTCCAACTTCGAGGTGAGGACGGCGCGAAGATCACCGCGGCCACCACTGCTGCGGGCGGTGCCTGGACGACCACCTCCCGTATGGCGATTCTCTCCTTCAGGAACTCCACGGACGCCAACAAGAACTGGTCGATCTGTGGGCTGGAGCTTGACGGCTCCAGCGTAGGCGCTGTCGGCGGAGCTACCACGCTGGCGGGCATCGTCACCGCGGAGATCACTAACCTGCGGCTCGAAGACCTCTACATCCACGACTTCGGCGACCCCGCCATCGGAACCGGCTCCAGCTACCGTAACGACGGGATCATCCTGGGCGACGACATTGGTGATGCTAGCTCAGCAAGGGCGACGGATGTTCTCATCAAGAACTGCCGCATCGTCAACTGCGTCCGCAATGGCATCACGCTCTCGGACACCCAAGATGTTCACATCCTTGACACCTATATCGAGAACGCCGATAACTTCGGCATCTCCCTGGCGCCCGACTATGTGTTCCAGAACGCGCTCTCAATCACTATCACCGGGTGCGACTTCTACAACGTCGGCACGACGGCCATCAACGCTATCCCGGCTGTGGCTCTGCAGGGCGTCAACTACAGTGATCAGTACGAGTCCCTGCGTGTCCGAGACTGCTACATCAACGGCAACGACGCCACCGTCACCGGCATCGCCGCAGGCAACTGGATCGGAGTGACCGTCAGCGGATGTGACATCCATCACGTCCAGACCTACGGCCTCTACCTCCGCTCCGTCATCAACCTGAGCATCGTCAACTGCGACATCGCCGACATCACGGTCACCTCTGCCTCCTACGGCATCTTCGTCTCCTCGGGGCTGACGGTGCAGAGCGCCATCATGACGGTGCTCGGCAACCGCATCAAGGCCATCGACGGATACGGCGTCTACGTCACCGACGTGGATGGCGGTGGCATCAACAACAACATCATCGACGACTGCGACAACGCCAGTGGTGGCTACGATGGCATCCGCGTGGATCGCACGTCGGCGACCTCGCGGCGCATCACCCTGACGGGGAACGTCTGCACCAACTCCGCCACAGGCTCGGGCATCCGTCTGCACTCGGCCTCCGTCTCGGATTGCATCCTCGCACACAACATCGCCCTCGGCAACGGCGGCACCTACCAGATCTACGACGCCGGAACCAACACCCACTGGGGGCCGAACGTCACCGGCTCACTGGTTACGCATACCTCTACTGCCCATGGCGGCCCGATTACGGTGGGGGCTCCTCCAGGCGGGGGAGCCTCGGCCTGGGGCGGGCAGTTCAGTGCCGCAGCAGCCACTAGCACTACAATTACCAACGGCAACGTCAAGAGCGGCGCGCGGATCATCTGCACTCCTGCAAGCCAGGTTGCCGCGAACAACGTAAGCGCCTTCTTCGTCTCCAGCACGTCGGATGGCTCCTTCAAGGTGGGGCACGCGAACGCCCTTACCCAGCGCTACAACTACCTTATCCTAAATCAGTAGATGCCCCCAATCACCGAATCTCTCCACGATGGGCTGGTTAGCCCCTCCCTCCGCGAGCCCTCGTTGCTTGGCCCAGGTGAACTTGCGCGGGTAGACGATGCCTACTACCGCCCGAACTCGCCCGCGCCAGAACCCTTCCCTGGACGGAACAAGCTAACTGGAAGCGCTTCACTTGCTCCCGTTGTCACCGCCACATCCGTGACGACGCCCGCCTACGCCTTCGACGGTGTAGAGTGGGGCATCAAGCATATTGCTGGAGCGGTTAACACCTATCTACGATGTACCCAAGCTAATATTCAGGTCCTTGCTGACAACGCCCGCGCTGCAGATGCCACTGTCCCCGGCATCATCACTCGCATCGAGGGCTTCGAGGGTGGCGGCGACGACACCTCCTCCAAGCTGACCATGTTCCAGGGGATCGGTGGAACAGCGATTGGAGTGCAAAGTGGCATAGCCCATACCCCCGGTGGTCAGTGGGCATTCCGTGTTGCTGCACCAAACCTTGGTACAGCAGTTGGATTCATGGGTGTGGCATGGGATGCTAATGGTGGATCGAACGAGTATTCAAACACTGCATATGAGAACGTTCTAGCCTCCTTCTATGTCAGCTTCACTGCCTTCCCCGCGGCAACAGACAACCCCTTCCTCACTTTTCATGATACAGGCTCAACCGTCCAGGGCCGCCTCGATATCACCTCCGGCGGCTTGCTGAAAGTACAGACCGGCACTCCAACAACCGGCTCTGCACTCAATTTGAGTGAGTGGTATCGACTAGATGTCCTCTTCAGTAGAGACGACTCGGCCATTCGGGTGTATATTGACGGGGTATTGGACATCGACGTTAGCGTCGCTCTTGGTACTAGTGTCGAGACAGTGGGCTTTGGTAAAGCTGTAGCCACTGCTAATACCTACACCTGCTACTTTGACGATGTGATCATCCAAGCTACTAATGACTCCACGCTTATTGCGATACAAGGAGCATACGGCGGGTGGGTGATCAAGCGAAGCCTACCTATCGCAGATGGTTACTACGACGGAGTATGGACGAATACCACCGACCCAGATTCCTGGGACTCAGTGGATGATGCGCCCGACAATGCTGATACGAATCTAGCACGTTCCACCAACCCGACAGACTATCAGACCTGGACTTGCGAGACCGCCTCAACGCTTGGGATCACGGGGCTAGTTCTAGCTGTGCAGTACACTCCAGTAGCACGCTACGAAACGGCTATAGTTAGTCTACATCTACTGTGCCGGGCACCCGCTGGCTCCAGCGGCTCTGATAACCTACTGACTACTGTAATCAATGCTACATCAGTATATCGTGTCTACGGATGGTGTTCAAGTACGCCCCCTCATACGACACGTTGGTCTTCAGCTACTACGACAACAACGTATAGTACCACCTATCCTGAACAGCCGCTCCCACTCCGGTTCATCTCTGGCATCCGATTCATCCAGAGGGAGACGGGCACAGATCTCATCATTGTGCACTCGAATACCGAGTTCCTCTACGGCACTGTTTCGGAGGACAATGTTGCGTTCGAGTCTATCCCCCAGGTGGTCGAACACCTTCGTGGCCAAAGCCTTGAGTCCGCGCAGATCGGAAGCAAGTTCATCCTGGCGAATGGGGTCACCCCCATTATCGTGATGGACCCCGCTGGAAACTCTACTACTGTAGCTTCCAATTACAAGCTTGGTATGCAGAAGCCTAATACACCTACCGTCGCTGCTTACAATGGCGCAGGTGGGGCCATGACGCCTGGTTTCTGGTGGGTCTGGATCACAGAGTACAATGTCATCTCGGGAATTGAGAGCGCGGCCAGCGATCGCTCAGTCGTTGAGGTGGATGTTACAAACGACAACATCCTGGTCACCTTCCCAGCAGTTGTGAATGCTGAGACGACTGTGTGGCGCGTCTATCTATCCGGTCCCACAGCCGATGGCGAAACTACTAGCGATCCCTTCCCATCGGGCTATGGCATCGTGAACTATGACATTGCTACAGGGACAGCTATCGCTAACCCTGATCAAACAATTGATAGCACATCAGTGCAGTTCAGCTATCCATTTCCAAAGCTGGACCTGACCATTGGTGGTGTGACGATCCCCTTCCAGAAGAGCGGGGAGACGATCCCCAATCCCACCACCATCGACGTGTTCGAGAACCAGCTCGTCTGCAACGACCTGAACAACCCGAACCAGATCCGCTACGGGTTCCCCGACGAACCCGGCTGCTGGCCTGATCCCTACTTCCTTACCTCTGAGACGAATGTTCAGGATGTGCCCATCAAGATCCGGCGTGTGGGCAACGCCCTCGTTGTGCTCATGCGCTCGCAGGTCATACGCATCAACTACCTCCCCTCCGAGGCTGACCCCGACTTTCGCCGCGGGCGCGTATGGGACATCGTGTCCTCCAGCCAGGGCGTCGTTGGCCTGCAAGCTGCTGATCTGGTGAGCTTCGACGGTGGGGCGCCCGCCCTCGTCTTCTTCTCCCACTCCTACGGCCTCTACGCCACCGATGGCTATCGCTGTTGGTCCGTGGACACTGATGTGGACTGGGAAGCCGAGGTCGGCGAACTCGACACGGTAGTCGTCCGCGACTTCCCCAGGCTACAGCTCGTCATGGTGAGCTACGCCGCGCCCGGTGCCACCACCAACAACCGAACGATCCTCCTACACTACCACGCAAGCCACCGCAAGGACGACCGCCTCAAGGCAACCGGCCCGCTGCACTACGGCTTCGTTGACGCCTGCTACCTACCTTCACGCCATCTGGACGAGCACACCCTCGCTACCCTCGAAGGGAGCGACAGCCAGATCTGGCGCGAGAACCGTGGCGAGCCGCCCTTCCCCGCAGTGCTTCGCACGCGAAAGCTACGCGGACACTTGCCCACGGACTTCATCAACATCAACCGCCTATTCATCCGTCACGGCCAGAGCGACTCTTCCGGCACTGTGCAACTCATCACGGAGCGCCCAGGCGAGCCTACCGAGGCGCTCCCGCCCGTGGAGATCGACATGCAGAATGTGACGCTGACTCAGCTCGATGTGGGGCGCGAGGTGCAGACCTTCCAGCTTGAGTTCTCTAGCTGGGCGCCCATCAACTACTGGATCGCGGAAACCTAATGGCACGCACCTACCGGGGCATCGACCCCGCCATGTTCGACGATCCTCGCCTGCGGGAGGCGCTCTCCGAGATCGACCGCACGCTCAAGAACCTCAACCTCAGCGCGTCAGGGGGTGATAGCACTTTGCCGACAGTGAACGAGAACGATACCTTCAACCTGCCGGATGATGCTGTCCCCATCGCAGGCGCCGAAGCCGTCCCTGGCACCGCCCACATCTTGCGCACCAACGCCTCCGGCGAGCTGATGGTCGAGCTGACCACCGCGCCCACCATCACCATCACCGAGCCCATCAGCGTCGATGATAATGGGGGCTCGCTCACCGTGGACGACGGGGGCTCCTCGCTTACCGTCGATGGAACTGTCACTGTCACTGAACCCGTCAGTGTGGATGACAATGGTGGTTCGCTCACCGTCGATGGAGCCGTCACCGTTAGCGGCAGTGTCACTGCCGACACCGAACTCCCGGCTGCCGCCGCCCTTGGTGATGCGGACGCTAACCCCACCGCTCCCCAGGTGGGCGCCTGTCTCCAAGGCTGGAACGGGGGCGCTTGGTACCGCGCAGGTGGTTCAGCGGCCAACGGCATCGAGGTTGATGTCACGCGCCTGAACGATGGCGGCAACACCATCTCCATCGACGATGGTGCGGGCTCGATCACTGTGGACGGCTCTGTCACCGTTAGCGGCACCGTCTCTGTCACCGAGCCAGTCTCGGTGGATGACAACGGTGGCTCCCTCACGGTGGATGGCACTGTCACCATCCAGGATGGTGGCAACGTCATCTCGGTGGATGATGGCGCTGGCTCGCTGACCGTAGACGGCAGCGTCACTGTCTCGGACGGCGGTGGCTCCATCACCGTCGATGGGACCGTCACCGCCGACACTGAGCTGCCCGCCGCGGCGGGACTGGCTGACACGGTAGCGAACCCCACCACCTCAGTTGTCGCATCGTACAACGTCGCCCGTGATGAGGGCACGACCACCTACTCGCGTGTGAGCGGCGAGCTGTCCAGCGTGGACACGGAGGCGGGCAACGACGGCGACTTCGCCATGCACGTCTCTGACGTAGTGAAGAACTACTATCTCACTCCCACGACCATCGACGACACCTACGATGGTACCCCCTCTACCAATGATTCTGGAGCCATTGACGTGCGGCGATTCCGCGAGGGGCTATATTGCTTCACCCTAGACTCAACAGGCACACCCACCGACTTCACCATTGAAATTCTCTTCTCTGAGACAAGCGGGGGCACCTACTACACATATTGTAGAGGAGAGTGGTGCAATATGGTCTTCGACGATGTTATCTGCGCCACCGCTATCAATCGCTGCTATGGTTTCAAAGTATGCGGCAACTACATGAAGATCCGTGTCACAGGTACTGGACTTGCTGCTGGTAGTTACTTCGTACTCTCCAATTCGCGCCTCGTCTTGAAGACCTGATGGCTACCACTACTGTCACAGTTAGAAAGTACGATTACAAGACTATGGCGCTTGTCAAGTCTGGATCGTTTTCCTATACTGCATCCAAGGCGACTATCTCCCTTGGTGTCCGGGGTATTACCTGGGATGGCAGCCACCTCGTCTTCGCAACCAGTAACTCCTTGGGGGCCACAGCCTCTGCCCCCTTTCTCCTCTTTGTAGATCCAACAGCCTTCACCCTTGTCAAAGCAGTACAAACCGGCCTCAGTTCATCACGTAGCATTCGAGACATCGCTTGGTGTGGTTCTCCGGAAGAGAACGATGGGAGGGAAGCAGGTGGATTCTTCTATGTCTTGGATGATATCGCTGGAACCATTGAGCTGAACGTATGCGATCCAAAGGGCGGACTACTTCAAGCAATACTCAGCACTACAATGCCCACCTACTCTAGGGGACTTGCGTGCAGTGGAGCCCAGGTTTGGTGCACCTCATCCAATGCGGCGCCAGGCGCATGCTATCTGCATACCTACGATGGAAAGACTGGTATACCCATCAGAGCTGCTCTGCCGCTCTCTTCCGCTGGAATGCAAGGAGGTGGGATCATATTCGACGGAGCACGCATCCTAGAAAAAATCGACCCCGCACTCAACTTCACACGACTCTATTGGCTCTACGACATAAGCTCTGCTGGCGCTGCTCCCATGAAGTATATCTCTACTGTTGCAGACAATGCCACCGAGCAAGGGCCTATTGCTTTCGATGGAGCATTCATCTACGAATTCGATTCGAGTGTCTAATGCCAACACCTCTCCTTCAGACCACCCGCTTCAACAGATACTTCACCGTGTCCAAGCTCACTGCCAAAACCGCCCTCAATATTCCAGAAGTGCCCCTTGAGTGGGCGTGGGAGGGAATGGGGCGCAATGGGATTCTGCTTGCCCGCATCAGCTCTATCACTGAAGCGAACACGCCCATTCCCAATATCACCCGTGTGACAGAGCGGTGGATCATGACTCCATTCGAAGACATTCGCACCCAATGGTTCAGCTCCTATCCACCCACCCTCTTCGATCGTTTGGGTGTTAGCTTCGACACCAACAACATTGTATTCGACCTCAACATTGAAGAGGGAGTATGAAGATCGTCGCTGAATGCCTCTCTCCACTCCCAGAAGAACTTCCCACCTATGCCGATGCTATCATCTATCACGGCTGCTTTGTTCCAGAAGAAGCAATCCGACTCGCTCATATTGACAAACCGGCTTACCGCTATCTGAACATCCTAACTCTCCCAGAGCCCTCCTGGTCTGACCCGCTACTGGACGTGGTACGGCAATTTGTGCCGCCGCTCACTGCCCCCGATGGTCGTCCCGCCATCTATCCATGGTACAACCACGTCCAACTATGGGGTTGGAACGAAGTCTCGGGCGATCGCCTTGTTGGACTTTGTGAGGCACTTCTACGGGTAGTCCCAATTCCGCTGTCGTTGGATCTTTACTTCCCCGATCTGCAACACTGGATGTTCGATCCCAGCGGACCACAGCTCACAGACTTCCCCGAGGCTATTCGGACGAGCTGGCATGCTAACCTTGACACCTTCATGGGTATCGTCAATGCAAAGCTGACCAACTGCTCTCGCTACAAGGACACCCCGCGCTACTTCGAGGCCATACCAGCATTGCAAATCCCTTTTCTGATGGAGTGTCATTCGAGGGACATCTACAGTGTCCGTGCCGACGACGCCCTCGCTGTCCGGATGCTCACCACCTACGCCTGCGTCCGCGGCGCGGCGATCTCTTTCACTGGAGCGGAGGCTCCTGTTTCCGCCGCCTACACCGCGGCAGTTACCGCTCGTCGAAACACTCGTTTGACTGAATAGCACCACTGTGCTATACTTATGAGTAGAGCCTACCATGCCAAAATTCGATAAGAAAGCAGCCCGCCAAGCGGCTAGATTCCAGCGAGAAGAGTTCGGCACCGGAGCCCTTGCGGCTCAGGCGCCCCAGCTCTTCGAGATGCTCATGAAGTCCCCGATGTTCGCCCAGGCGCTCCGTGCGAACGCCTCGGCGGGCATGGGTCTGTCCGCGAACCTCTCCCGCAGTCTGGGGCGGGCGGGCGGTGCCACCTCCGGCATCGGCGCGCTCTCCTCGGCTGCCGGGCGTGGGGCAGCCAGCTTCGGGGCAGCGAACCTCCTCGGCAACCTCAGCAGCGAATCGTTGAATCTCACCAACGAGAACCTCATGCAGCGCATGGCCTCGATCGCTGGCATCAACCAAGCCTTCCAGAAGAAGACGTGGGGCGAGAAGCTACTGGGCGCTATCGGCGGCGGCCTCGGTGCACTCGCCTCCTTCGGCATCCCTGGCGTAGGTGGAAAGGTGGCTGGCCTCGCCTCTGGTATCGTTAGTGGTCAGCAGGGCGATGAACTACCTCCTGGAGAGACCAACGCATGATCGGCCCCGGCGTCCCCCCGCAGGAGCAGCCCGACCTCTCCTCCCTAGCTGGCACCCTCCCGCCCGCATTCGCCGCGGCGCTGGCCGGGTTGCAGCCACCGGAGATGGAGAACACCCAGGTCACTCTGCCCCAAGTCCTCACCTCCGCACTCCTGGCAACCCTCGGCGGCACCCTTGCCGACAACCCCGAGATCGCTGCCCAGGGGACGGCTGGTCCATTCCTACGCGCCGAAGCCGCCAAGGAGCGTAACGTCAAGCGCCAGGATGTCTTCGAGAAGCAGAAGCAGTCCATCGTCTCCGCAGGCGCCGCGGCCTCCACGCGCGAAGAGCTTCAGCGCATGCGTGACGAAGCCGCCGCTGCCCGTTCCCAGGATACCCAGGCGGCCATCGCTGAGCGCACCCAGGCTCAGATTGACGCTGCGAACGAGCGGGCGAAGGCCGCGAACGAACTCAAGGAGATCAGCCTCCGCATCCAGGAAGGCGCCCTTGAAGATCGGAAGGCCCGCACCGAGATCCAGGACCGCCTCGCTGGGGTGGAAGAGCTGGTCCGCATGCAGCAGATGCGCGAGTCCGAGGCCCGCACGAAGAACCTCTCCGAGCGTGATACGCAAGAGTTCCGCGCGAGCGCCCGAGACTACGTAGCCCAAGCTGTCTCGGCCATACGCAACACCCCTATTGACCAAGACGTGAAGTGGACCCTGATCCTCCCCGACCGCGACGAAGAGCTGGCGGGTGAACAGGAGATCTACTACACTGTCATGCAGTATATCGACGCGACCCTCCGTGGGTCGCCCGGTTACGATCAGGTGCGCAAGGAAGCAGACCAAGCCCTCCGCGATGCCATTGGCACCCGCGGACCCCGCAAGTCGCAGAGAGCAGAGTAAACGGAGTAACACGTGGCCGAGAGCCTCCGCGCTCGGCAGCAGAGATGGCAGCGAAACCGCCGCCCGCGCCAGTTGGGCGGCGGTGCGTCTGACAAGGCGAAGCTCCAGAAGCTAGAAGCCGAAGCAGCCACCGCGAACGCTCCCTCCCCCGAGCCCACGCAGTCCCTCACCAACGCCCTCTTCTCCCGAGCCCAGGAAGGTGCCTCCAATCTCGGGCAGGCCCTTCGCATGGGCTTTCGGGGGATCATCAACACCCCTTACGCCTTCTCGGCCATCGTGGACTCGCTCCGCGAGACGGGCGAGATGCCTAGCCTCGGGCGCATCGCCTCCGAGCTGTACGCCGATCCCGAGGGAACCATCTTCAAGGGCAGTCTTCCCGGCCTCGGCAAGGTCGAGGTGGGCGGCGTCAAGCCCGAGCGCATCAGCTTCGACCAGGAGCTGAACCTTCTCGGCGTGCCCGAGATCGGCAAGCCCTCCGACGTCCCGCTCCTCGGGCTGGCCTACACGCAGACCGGCGAGGGCCTGCCCCTACAGAAGGGCGGCCTCCTCGACCCCACCGTGCGCGAGGCCGCTGGCTTCATCGGCGAAGCCTATACCTCCCCCATCTCTACCCTCCGCCTTGAGCGCGGCCTGCAGGCTGGCATCGCCCGCACGCCCGCGGGCAAGGCCATCGCCCGTGTCTTCGTCTCGAAGGAGGGCTCGACCGCCTTCCGCAAGATCTACGACGAGGTGATCACCGCCCGCTTCGGCAAGCCCGCGGCTGAGGTAGTGACAAAGATGACTCGGGAGCAGATGGAGGAGGCACGCGACGAGGCTGCCACCCGCCTCTGGACGATGGCCGCGAAGTCCCCGAAGCTCATCGAGCAACCGCACCTCGAAGTCTTCGGCGGAGTCCGCGTCCCCCTCTCCGAGCAGATCATCTCCGCTGGCGCCAAGCTCCGCGGCCGGGCTGCCCGCCGCCTCGAACGGTACACCCCCTACCAAGCGGTGGCCCGCCTTGCCAAGAACACTGAGCGCCTATTCTCTGTCGTCACTACTGCGGCGAAGAAGTACCCTGGCGTGGAGGAGACTGTCTCCGAGTACCACGCCATGCGGCGCAACCTCGGCAACCAGGCGCGCAGCCAGATCGAGCGCTGGACGAAGGGGCTGAAGGGCAAGCCCGGCCCCAACGGCATGCCCCTCGACGACTACGTTCGCAACAGCCTGGACGACCCCGAGCGCTTCCCCGTCGAGGCCCTCCCCAAGGAGGTGCAGGACGTTGTGGAGGAGATGAAGGTCTGGCGCGACGACCTCTTCCAGACGGAGGTGGGACTTGGCTACGCGGTGCGGCACCGCGAGAACTACATCAAGCACCTCTACCACGTCTCCATCAACGGGCGCAAGGCCCGCCCCATCACCGCTGAGGAGTGGGAGCAGCTCGGCGGCGAGCAGGCCATGCGCTTCCTGGGATCCCGCGTCTCCACCACCGTTGGCGGCGCCACCCAGGCGCGTACCTTCGCCACCTACACCGACGCCATCGGCATCCTGAACCAGCAGGCCACCGAGCGGGGCCTTGCCTGGAAGCTGACCCCCGCCCCGCTTGAGGAGTCCCTCCTCGTCCGCGGCCTGGACCACGCTGAGGCCGTCGCCGCTGCCAAGATGGAGGGCCGCTTCCTCCTCGACCACGGGATCGACCCCGAGGCGGCCATCGACCAGCACTTCAAGACCATCCTGCCCGAGCTTCACCAGCTCGTCAACCACGGTGTCACCGACCTTGAAGGGGCGTACAAGACCGCGGGGGCGAAGCTGGAGAAGATCATGCTAGACTACGCCCAGCGCTCCAAGGCCCTCACCGCCAGCGCCCAGGCGCGCGCTGCCCGCCAGAAGGTCACCACCCTGGGCAAGGCCCTCGAAACCGAGCGGGCTCGCGTGGGGAGGCGGGCGACCATCCTCCAGGGCCAGCTTGAGACGGCCCGCGAGGCACTCGCTGCCCTTGAGAAGAGGGTCGCTGAAGCGGCCCCGCCCCGGCAGGTACTCGGCAAGGCCGAGGCCGTGCGCCAGTACCGCGTGCGGCAGTTGGAGTCTGTGGCTACGCGCCTTGAGCGCCGCCTCAAGTCGGCTGAGGGGCCGAAGTGGAACGAGCTGAACACCAAGCTGAAGAAGACTCGCGCCAAGATCGCTCAGCTCTCCGAGCGTGAGGGTACGCCCATTGAGGTGCCGTCCAAGCCCTCCATCCTCCGCGAGAAGCGGGTGGAGGCCCTGCGCGCCCGCGTGGACAAGCTGGAGCGGCGGCTGGCCCGCACTCTGGTCCCACAGCGGGCGATCTCGGCCACGACCAAGCTGAAGCCGAAGGTGGCTGCCCTGAACGACGCCGCCCTCTCCCCGCGCACCCTCGGTGCAGGTGAGCAGGGATACGTCTACCACGCCACCTCGCGCGACGCCCTGAACGACATCGCCGAAGGTGCACTGCGTCCGCAGAAGCCCTCCTTCCGCGGCGAGCAAACCGCGTGGCCCGACGGCACCACGCGCGCCCGCTCCTATTGGAGCACCAGTCCCAAGGGAACGGAGCCCTTCTGGCCCGAGCCCTCCAAGTCCGTGATCGTCCGCACGAAGAGCGGGAAGGGCTTCGCCGCGGAGCGCGGCACGGGCGACATCATCACGAACCGCCCCATCCCCGCGACCGAGCTGGAGTATCTCTCGACGACGGGCTGGAAGCCACTCGCTGTCTCGCGTGAGGCCGAGGCTGCGGCTGCTGCTGCCCGCCAGCTCCAGCGGGCTGCCCAGCGCGGGGTGAAGGCCGCCATGCGGTCCAAGGGTGGCATCAAGTTCATCAAGCGCCAGGACCAACTTGCCAAGGCGTTCTACTGGATGACGAAGCTGCGGTCGGTGACCAACTTCGCTGAGTTCGAGGCAGTGGCGAAGGAGCACCCCGGCGCCCTGGGCATTGACGACAAGCTCGTCAAGGCCATGCGCGAGTACCTCGGCACCAGCTACAAGAAGTGGACGAACACCTTCCGCGACCAGTACGATGAGCTGCTGGTCGAGTACGGCGGAGCCTCGCGTACCTTCTTCCTGCCGAAGGCCATCGCCGACGACGCCCGCCGCCTCCTGGAGACGCGGCCCCTCCCGCCCGAGCTGCGGGACGCGCTGCACCTCTACGACACGGCGACTGCGCTCTGGAAGGCGGGGGTCACCATCACGGTGCCCGCGTTCTTCTCGCGCAACGGATACAGCAACCTCGCCACCAGCTTCGTAGACGTGGGCTTCACTGCCTTCAACCCACTCCGCGGCAAGCGGGCGATGGCGATCATGAACGGGGCCGAGGGCACCATCCGCACGCCCACTGGCAACGTCTCCTTCTCGCAGTTCCGCGATGCCATGCGCCACTATGGCGTCTTCAACGACGCTGACTTCGCCCTCGAAGTGGGAGGCACCGCCCGTGGCTCGAAGATCCTGGCGCACGGCCCCATCCGCCGCCTCTCGCAGGTCAACTCCTACATCGAGAACTGGTCGAAGCTGAGCCTTGCGCTCGCCCACTTCGAGCGGGGTGAGGGGCTGCGCGGTGCGGCCTTCCGCACCCAACAAGTGCTGTTCGACTACGAGAGCCTGACGGCCATCGAGAAGAGCTGGTTCCGGCGCATCATGCCGTTCTACACGTGGTGGTCCAAGAACATGAAGCTCTACTCGAAGCTCATGGTCGAGGAGCCGGGCCGCATCTCCATGCTGGAGCGGTTCAACACCACCAACGACCCCGACCGAGCCCCCGAGAACGGCTCCCTCTCAGCCTACCTCGCGGGCACGTACAAGCTACGCACGGAGCGGAAGGGGAAGGTGTCCTACTTCTACGGCATCGACCTCCCGCACCGAGCCTTCCTCGACAACTTCTTCGTGGGCGACAATGGGCTCACGCAGACGCTGAAGCGCTTCGGCGCGACCATCAACCCCACGCTGAAGGCCATCCAGGCCGTTCAGTTCCAGCAGGACCCCATGACGGGCGCAGACCTCAAGCTGCCCCGCGAGGTGGACGCTGGCTGGACGAAGATCATCAACGCCCTTCCAGAACGCACGAAGGACTGGCTGGAGTTCCGGCAGACGCCCGAAGGCAAGTGGCAGATGAATGGTACCAAGTCGTACCTCCTCTTCCAAGCCTTCGCTGTGCAGCGGATGCTGTGGCCTCTCGCCATGTACGGTGAGGCGAAGAAGAAGAACTATGCCCTCGACAATACGCTCCTCGACATCGCGCTCGGCATCAACTCGGAAACGTTCGACCTCACAGAACTCCAGCGCCGGAAGATCCGCGCGGAGATACGCAAGACTGAAGAGCGACTCATTCGAGCGGGGGTTCGACGCCCGTACACGCTCAACATCCCCATCAAAGAGCAGCCTTCTCAGTAGCCTGCTGGTGGCTGTCCTGGGGGCGATGGCGGGCAGCTTCCTCACCATGTTGCAGGCGGCCAACGGGATAGAGCACCGCTTGACCGTCCTGGAGCAAAGTGTTATACTCATACTGACGCACCTGAACCTGCCGGTCCCCCGGCCCTGACCACGGAGAGACGCCCATGCTCAAGTACCTGAAGCCGTTCCTCACCCTCGGCCTTTCGATGATCATCCCCTTCATCGCCCGGCGCATCCGCACGGGTGATGATGTGCGGCGCGCTCAGCTCATCGCTCTGCTCGCCGAGGGCATCGTCGCCGAGTTGATCGCTCGCTACCCCGACCGCGACTTCACCCTCCTGGTGGAAGAGGCCGTGCAGATCCTCATGACTGCCATCCCCTCGACGCCCACCAAGAACGAGGACGCGATCCGGCGCGCGGTGACCGCCGCCTTCATGGCCAAGGGGGTGTACCCCCCGATGCCTTCTCCGCTGCAGTGATAACGCTCAACCCCAACAAGTAGTAACGCGAAGGGCGGCCTAACAAGCCGCCCTTCGTTTTGCCATGTGGCTTAGGTTTCTAGCCGACATCTTCTGGTGGATCTGGCGTTAGGCCACCTCAATCACATCTAGGCTCGAATCCCCCTCACTGAGCATATCGAACAGCGAGGCTGTATAGGCTTCGCCGATACCGATGCAGCCAAGTGTGCCAGGGAGATTACCGTCTGGATGGATGCCCAACCCAGTGCGATCGCACTCCCATCCATCAGGTTCGATCCGCGCCCACCACCGCATCCCTGACTTGTCTGCATAGGCGGGTGAGGCATCATGCCCCAGCCTCACCGCCTGCTTCACCTTGTAGGGAAGACCAGACGGCAGCGCCCCCTTGCCCCACTTCCCACTGATCGCCTCGTACGTGGTAGTCGCCATCGTTTTGAGGTCGAAGACGACAAGCCGCCCGATCAGGGCGCTCTCAACTCGGCGAGCCACGAACACCAGCTTGTACCTCATGACGCCTCCGCCCAGCTTGTAGTGCTGGTCTTGCAGTCGGAGCGCAGCGCGAACCCAGGGGCCACCTCGGGGTACTCCCGCTGCATCACCGCAACCACCTTCTCTGCCGCCTTCTCATCCCGCGACTGGAACAGCACCGCGTCGTGATAGGGGGCCAACAGCTCAATCAGGGGGTCCACCTCCACCAGCATGCGAATGAACATGCTCGCTACCGTGGACTGAATCAGGAAGCCCACCACGTCGGGCAACGAGGGCTCGGCGAAGTAGACGCGCATCCGGCCGAAGGGGTTGCGGCAGAAGCGGCGCTGCTTCGCCTCCTCGGTGACAGCCCGCCGCCCCGCTGCCCACTGCGGGAACATCGTCTTCAGCTTCTGCTGGAAGGTGCGGCAGCGCTCCACCGTCATGTCGGTGTAGCCCTTGGCGATCATCACCTGACGCAGCTTGGTCGGCCCCGCCCCACGACCTGAGCCGTACCAGAAGTTCTTGGCTAGCACGCGCTCGATGCCCTGAGTCTCGCTGATGTAGGCATGGAGGTCCTTGCGCAGGGCCTCCTTCAGCGCCTCGTCCCCGAACAGGGTAGCCTCGACCCACGCCTCGGCCTGAGCCCAATCAGCGTAGCCAAGGTAGTATCCCTCGTCGGGGATGATGAGCGAGCGCGCGTCCTTCGGCAGGTTCATGATGTTCGGGGACCGCGCCTGAATCCGGCCAGTCGCGGCCCCCTGCCCGATCCCCTTCTCTTCCTTGAGCGAGGGGAGGTAGGCGGGATGCACCCGCTCGGGGATCGAGCCCCATATCGCTAGGTTGCCTGCGGCCTCGCGGTAGCGGAGGATGTGGTCGAAGATCGGAGCCTTCTCGGGCGCGACCACGCGCAGCTCCTCCAGGGCCTCCTCGGCAACCGTCAGGCTCCCCTTCTTGCCCCACTGCGGAGGTAGCTTGAGCCGTCCGTACAGTAGACTGCAAAGCTGAGGGGCGCTTGAGAGCTGAACGTCTGGGAAGGGCCACTGCTCCACCGCCTCATGGAGCTGCGCCGCAAGCCCCTTCGCCCAATCCCGCGCCGCGTCCTTCTGTACACGGATTCCCCGTTGGGTAGCACGCCACAGCACCGGCATGCAGTGGAATACCGCATCCAGCTCCGGTCCCATGCCCATCGACTCGATGTGCAGGGATTGACAATCATCAAGACAGCGGGTGACGTAGGCGTCCTTGGCGTTGTAGGCAGGCATGTCGTCATGGGCCGAGTCCTTCCACGGGGTGAGGTCCAGGTACAGCGTGCTCGCCTTCTCCAGCCCCTTCGGCAGGTCGGGGCAGAGGAGCTGAGCCGCAAGCATGGTGTCCTTGATGCTCGCCATGATCTCCCGCATGTCCAGGGAGACGAGGTTGCACAGCCGCGGGATGTCGAAGGCGGCGTTGTGGCAGATGATCGTGTACTCGGGGTCCAGCAGCGTGCGGCGCACGTACCCCACCACCGCTGGGGTGATGATGCTGGTCCACGTGCGGCCAGCCCCCGACACCCCCAGGCGGGTGATCGTGTCGCCGTCCGTCTCGATGTCCCACGCGACCGACTTGTCTTCGATGGGGATCATGTGCTCGGAGAAGTGAACCGTGTCGATCAGGTTCACCTCGTCCCGGTACAGCCGCCCCACCCGGTCGCAGTCAGCACGCAGCGCAGGCGCAGAACGGAAGCCCGTGCGCATGACGCCAGCAGGGTGCAGCAGTGAGATGATCCACTCGCACTTCGGGGGCAGGGTGGGCGGCACCGGCACTCGGCGCACCGCGTACTTGGGGTCGCCCTTCTGATAGGACCCCTTGCGGCTCGTCTTGTAGACGCCGATCTGGACAGGCTGGCGGCGAAGCACAGGCTGGCAGTCCTGCGGGCGCAGAACGTATCCGCGCATCGACTGGATGCCCTTCTTGATGCCGGTGACCCTTCTCAGACTCACCCCACCCACCAACACCAGCACCTTCGCCTTGCTCGCCGCCAGCTCCTCGTCGAGGCGGTCCCACTCTGCGGCCACCTGTCGTGCAGAGGGCTGCCCGCTCTTCAGCTCGGGCTCGCCCTGGAAGACGTTCGTGATCCGGCACATGTGCCGGTGGATGCCCGCCCGCTTGAGCGAGGACCACAGCACTCGCCCGCTCGCGCCAACGAAGCCACGGCCCTCCTCCAGCTCGGTGTCGCCGGGGGCCTCGCCCACGATCATGATCGGGGCGTTGAGCGGCCCGTCTGCCTTGCAGCGCCTCATCGGAGGAACACCGCCGTGATGATCCCCAACGCCACCAGAATGACAATGGCGACGATGGTGTAGTCGATGTAGCTGCAGATGCGGCCAAGGATGGTCTTCTTCATGTGATTCTCCAGCGCACGCTCAGGGGCGAGCGCGCCTTACGAGTCGAGGGGGGAGTCTTGAACAGCAGGCCCGCCGTTCGGTCCCCAAGTGCTCGGGTCCACCACCAGCGGGCATAGCGCCAGACTGTATTGTCTGGCGAGAGTCCTGCGCCGCGCTTGCTGTTGCAGATGGGACACAGTAGCCTCAAGTTGCGCAAGCCACCCTTCCGCGCTTCCGGGTTGATGCGGTCGAGCGACAGTCGCCGTGCTGGTAAGATCTTGCTCCGTGAAACCACCCAGTGTGGGATCCCACATACTGCGCACCGGAGGCTGCGGCCTGCGGAAATCTTCTTGGCGAGCGATACGAGCGCGGCGTCTTTGCACATGCCCCGCCCGCTCCCGCCGTGGCCGTGGTCCGCCAACGCCTCCACCACCCTCCGCCAGTGCTCGGTCAATCGCCGTCTCGCGTGCTGGACGATATCGCGTTGAGAACAGCGATGGCACTTCGAGCGGAGAGGAGTTTCTGAAGTAGTCGTACCACATTTGGAGCATCTGCGTGCGGCTGCGCGCTTCAGGCGTAGCGTTTTCCAGTAGGAGCGACAGTTGCTGCACGTCCGGTACAGACTCTTCGCCGGTAAAGACTGGCCGCACCGCCCGCACTTCCCCGCCTTCGTACAGCGTGTCCGCGACCCAATCGTGCGTGACTGGCGCGTCGTCAGAGGCGACATGGAGGAAGGGGGTGTCAGCGGGGGCGACTTCGAAGATGCAGTCGAGCTGGGCAAGGCGTCTATCGAGGGAGTGGGACAGCTCGGTGAGACGGTCGATGGGGGCGGCGGTGGAACCGCCAGGAGGGGCGCTGGGCGCGGGGCACGACGCGTGCACTTCGGCTTCTGCTCGTCGGTATCCAACGGTATCCCTCCCGGCAGTAGGCACAGCTTACACCCTCTCAG